ATATTGCTCCAGTACAAGAGTGGTATTACGATATGGAAGCAAGCGAACATCATTTAGTACTAGACCATTGTATGCTACTAACACGTTATGCATTTGCTGAAGAAGCAAGAGAGCAGTTAGAAGAAGTATGTGTAAAACGTCCTATACTAAAGAAACTATTAAATATCAAACCTAAATGGGGTATTGACTTTAGTTTAGACTTTGTAACACACGAGATTGTTATGGAAGTAATACATATCGAACAAGACTTTGATAGTGTAGAAGAAGCATACGATGCAAAAGAACGTCTGGAAAATATTATTGATAATACAGACTGGTACGAAGGCGCTATTAAATTATGGAAGCGCAAAGACGAATGGGAAAATCTAAGTTCTGATGACCATTCAGATTATAAAGCACAATTCTTTGGATGGGCTCGTGCTTTTGATAATAAAAAAGTATTTTCTACTTGACATTAACCTAAATATATTATATACTATAAGAAACAATGGAGATAATCTTATGAGTGATCGTACCTACGGTAGTGAAGAAAAAGCCAAACTAGAACGACTAGTAAAAGAAGGCGTAACAGTACTACAAGAAATTGAAGACTTAAATGAAGGTTTAAAGGAAACTGTAAAGGCTGTTGCAGAAGAACTTAATGTAAAACCAAGTTTAATTAATAAAGCTATTAAAGTTGCAAAAAATCGTGACTGGGGCAAACATCAAGACGAGTTTGAAGATCTTGAAACTATCGTTGCTACTACAGGATACGATAAAGATTAATGAAACTTTTAGGTTTAAGGCTTTGTGAACACGATAGTAATTTAACTTACTATGACGGTAATAGTCTTTACTATCACAAAACTGAAAGATTTTATCAAAAAAAACATCATGCAGTAAATGATATCTTTAAATGGAAAGAAGAGATTCATAGAGCTTGGAAAATCACAGAATCAGATATTGATGAAATTGCAATTATAGTCGACGCATGGAAATACGAAGATCGTGGATTTGATAGATTTTTCCCTGCAATTAACTGGAATTTTTTAAATACAAATATTCCTACAACAAGATTAAATCATCATTATGCACATGTTCTAAGTAATTATGAAGCTAGAAATATCACAGATGTATCTATTGTAATTGATGGCTATGGAGATTATGGTGTAGGACATACTGTTTTCAAAGATAATCTAGTAAAGGATATAGGAAATATACATACACACGGGTCTTTAGGTATAGAAATGTGTATGCTTGCAGAAAGTCTAGGAATTAAGGCTGGGCATTTTGTTGACCTAAGTGGTAAATTAATGGGACTACAATCTTTTGGAAAATTAGATAAAGAATTCTATAGTAATACTATTCGCAATTATGGAATGTTTAATCTAAGAGAATTATTTTCTTTCCAACGATGGGTTGAATATAAAAACAATGAAGTTCTTGCTACACATACTAAATTAGATTGGGTCAAGACTTTGCATGATGCCATTGGAGAAATTCTATTAAATTATTTTAAAAATTTTGCAAATAAAACAGATACAATTAACTATACAGGTGGAGTAGCACAAAATGTAATATGGAATAGTAAAATTAGAGATTATTTTCCAAATTTAATCATTCCTCCACATTGTGCTGATGACGGTCTAAGTCTAGGTGCTGTAGAATATTTAAGAATAAAAAATGGGATATCTGAATTTAATTTAAATAATTTTCCATATTCACAAAATGACACATCAACTGATTGTGTATCAGACGAAATTATTGAAAAAGCTTCACAAGCATTAAGTGAAAATAAAGTTGTTGCATGGTATCAAAATAACGGTGAAATAGGTCCAAGAGCACTAGGAAATAGATCAATCTTAATTAATGCTGCTGATAAATTTGCAAAAGAAAAAATTAATAGAATAAAAAATAGAGAACATTATAGACCTTTTGGTGCTACTGTGTTAGAAGATTGCAAGGATGAAATATTTTATGACTTAGGAAAAAATCCTTATATGTTATATGTAGGTAAAACAATTGACAAAGAAAAATACACTTCGATAACACACGTAGATGGTACTAGCAGAGCACAAACTATTACTGAAGATTTTAATAAATCTCTTTACAAATTAATGAAAAGATTTTATAATAAAACTAATATTCCTGTAGTTTTAAATACTAGTTTAAATATTGCAGGTAACCCGATTGCAAGTACAACACAAGAAGCTATTACTTTATTCGAAAATTCAGATATAGACGTATTAGTTATAGGAAATGAATATTATGAAAAAAATTAAAGACTTTTTGTAATATATACATATAGAGTCGTTCACTTACGAGCAGGTAGAAGGTTAGTTGGCCATAAGCAACAAAGGAGAATAAATGAGTTATGTAGACGCTTTTTTCGATCGAGGTCAAGATATTATTCGAGTTGTCGAAAGAAAAGATGGTAAAAGAGAATATCAAGAGTATAATGCAAAATATACTTTTTATTATAAAGACGAACGAGGCAAGTACAAAAGTGTGTACGGCGATCCTCTAAGTCGTATTGTATGTAAGAACACAAAAGACTTCCGCAAAGAAGTTGCTATTAACAGAGATAAGACGCTTTTTGAAAGTGATATTAATCCTATCTTTCAATGTTTGTCGGCAAATTATCTTAATCAAGATGCTCCTAAACTAAACATTGCTTTTTTCGATATTGAGACAGACTTTGACCCAGAGCGTGGATTCGCTGATCCTGCTGATCCGTTTATGCCTATTACAAGTATAAGTGTATACTTGCAGTGGATGGAAACAATGATATGTTTAGCAGTGCCTCCCAAAACACTTACTATGGAGCAAGCTGAAAAAGAACTAGAAGGCATTGAAAATGTAATGCTGTTTGAAAAAGAAGGTGACATGATTGACACGTTCTTAACACTAATTGAAGATGCTGATATTTTATCAGGTTGGAACAGTGAAGGTTATGATATTCCATATACTGTTAACAGAACAAGTCGTGTACTAAGCAAAGACGACACACGTAGATTTTGTCTGTGGGGGCAATTGCCTAAGAAACGTGAATATGAAAAGTATGGGAAGCAAGCGGTTACGTTTGACCTAATAGGTCGTGTACATTTAGACAGTTTAGAACTATATCGTAAGTACACATATGAAGAACGTCATACATATCGATTAGATGCTATTGGTGAAATTGAAGTAGGCGAAAACAAGGTGCCATATGAAGGTACACTTGATCAATTATACAACAACGACTTCCGTAAGTTTATTGAATATAACATTCAGGATACTGCACTACTTGACAAGTTAGACAAAAAACTACGTTTTATTGACTTGAGTAACACTGTTGCACACGAAAACACTGTGCTATTACAGACTACAATGGGTGCTGTTGCTGTTACAGAACAAGGTATTGTTAACGAAGCACATAACAGAGGTTTACAAGTTCCTAATAGACGTCCACGTGACGATACAGAAAATACACAAGCTGCTGGTGCTTATGTTGCGTTTCCAAAGAAAGGTGTGCATAAATGGGTTGCTAGTATGGACTTAAACAGTCTATATCCGAGTGTAATTCGTGCATTAAATATGGCTCCAGAGACTATTGTAGGACAAATACGTCCTGAGATATCCGAGGCCCGAGTACACGAAGACATGAATCTTAAGAAGAAAAGCTTTGCAGGTAGCTGGGAAGGACGCTTTAGTACTGAAGAATACGAAGCAGTTATGGAGAAACGCAGAGATATTTCGTTAACTGTTGACTGGGAAGACGGGCGTACAGATGTACTAAGTGGCGCCGAGTTGTATCAAGTTATTTTTGATAGTCACATGCCGTGGATGATCAGTGCTAATGGCACTATCTTTACAATGGAAAATGAAGGTGTTATTCCAGGACTACTAAAGCGTTGGTATGCTGAACGTAAAGACATGCAGAAGATGCTAAAGAAAGCAAAAGACGCAGGTAACAAGGCAGAAATTGAATACTGGGACAAACGACAGCTGGTTAAGAAGATTAACTTGAACAGTTTGTATGGCGCTATTCTTAATCCAGGCTGTAGATTCTTCGATAAACGCATCGGACAATCAACTACACTGACTGGACGTACTATTGTTAAACACATGAGTGCCGAAGTTAATAAAACTATTACAGGCGAGTATAATCATGTAGGCGAGGCAATGATATACGGCGATACTGACTCTTGTTACTTTAGTGCATGGCCAATACTTAAAGATGATGTTAACAATGGTAAACTTGAATGGTCTAAAGAAAAATGTATTATACTCATGGATCAAGTATGCGAACAGGCAAACACAACATTTCCAAAGTTTATGGCAGAAGCATTTCACTGTCCAAAAACCCGTAGTGATGTTATTGCAGCAGGTAGAGAAATTGTAGCACAGTCTGGATTGTATATTACTAAGAAACGTTATGCAGCATTAGTAATTGATAATGAAGGCTTTAGGACTGACGATGATGGTGTAGGCAAAGTAAAAGCAATGGGCCTAGACTTGCGTAGATCAGATACACCTGTG